CTCGCAGCCGATGCATATGCCGATGCCGACTGAATACCAAGATAATAAGGAAATCCTGGAGCAGTAATAGCAGCAAGATTGTTCTGCCCCCATGTTAACTTACCAGATACCCCGCTCACATATTGCCACCGATCAACAGTATAAACATTAGTTGCAGTATTAGGTACACCATTATTACGCTGATCAAGCCACATATCACCATTAATGATCCGGTTTGGTTGAGGTGGAGGAGTGTTAATACCTCCTACCACAGGAAGTCCGCCCACAGTTAAAGTCCCAACCGTAGCCAAACCAGAAATTTCTGCTGTAGGAGAATGCAAGTCACCAACAGTCGCCCCACCAGAAACATTAAGGGAACCAGTAGCAGCAACGCCAGCAACAGTAAGTGTACCAGCGCTCAAAGATGTAGCAACCTGGGCAGATTGCGTGTTAACATTATTAAAAGCGGGAGATGGGAGATTAGTCATGTCTTAGATAGCACTCCACCATCCCACCACAACTGTCCCACTGTAGTAGGTTGCGTTACCGGAAGCGAAGCAAAATAAGTAAGAATTAAAAGATTAAATTGATTTTGTATATTAGGGTCCAGCAAACTTACATTAAGGGTCCATTGTTGACTAACCCCATTAGTTGTATACTGGAAATATTGATTACTAGCTGTATTAAACCATTGATCCATAACATTAGGATTAACTGGAGGTGTAGAACTTAGAAACCAGCGAAGAACTTGATTATAATAAATGCTACCATCAGCACTCACAACACCCTGATTAGGGAAAGCATTTATGGGAGTACTACCAGGTGAAACACTAACATCATTATCTGTCGAAGGAATATTAACAGTCAATATATCGGTCCTAATCCCACCACCTGCCATATTCATTAAAATAGATAGATTATATTGCTGCCCAGCAAGCCCATTACTAATTAAAAAAGTAAACACTTCACCTACAATCCCTGGATTAGATACCCACAATGGAGGATTACCACCTGCATCTATAATAAACGATTGGATACTCCCAGGAGTAACCGCAGGTAGAACCTGCGAATAATCGACACTTATCAATGAAAGATCATTGACCTGCTTGATATACACGCCAAGTCGATTAGTATTATTAGCGTAAAAATAGGCAACGTTGGTATTTGTAACACCAGCAGGGAGGGGAAAAGGCGTGCCCATCTAGTACATCCTTTGCCCAAAACGATTACTCCACCCACCCGGATACGACCATCGTTGTGCTCCATATGTGAGCATGGAACGTACCTCTTGGCGAGCCAGACCAACCCCTTGATTAAACTTACGACCGCGGAAAGCAGCCCCTTGCTCATTGGAATAGGGCTTACCAGCCTGTGTCATCATTCGTGATATAACCCCATCACCAATAGCATCCTTATATTTCTCCATAATCCACTGAGGCACAACAGGAAGACCATCAGCATCAAGTGGATCAACAATATTCAAAGCTACCGTAGCAATCCATATTTGTGGGCCAGAATTGAACATTATCCGCAACACTGGATTAGGCGTACCAGCATTAAGCAACATGCCCTCGCGCGCAATCCTAAAGATCAAATTATTAGTTGTCGGCCCAGATGGTGGATTGCTATCCATCAGGAACTGCGGCGGGTCCATAGGTGCATATTGTATATTGCTAGAAGGCAATGGATCTACTCGCCCAAGCCCCATTAATCGATTGACAACGACATTTTGCCCAGTATCAAGAATGTAATCATTCGTTGCCGCCACAATAGGCACTAACATCTCAAATAACCAGATATTCGTTCGACCAAAAAATTCTGAAAGTGCATTATAAAATTCAGCACGCATTATACCTTCAGTAGCGCCAGGGCAATTATACCGCACCCTATCGATTATACGTGTAATAGGGGTCGTAGTCATCGGTCCCTACTCACGCCGCGAGACTTAAGAACATAGCTTTAGCACGCTCCATAAACGCAGCCCCACGCTGATCTTGGGTATCAGCCACATCATAAAGTTGGAGAAACCCACTCATATGCCAAAGAACTGGCATATAAAACGTGGTTGGAATCGCTACAACCTCATTCTGCCCCAAAGACTGCGCGCTTGGCACGGCTTGATACGTTTGTGGTGTACCATCCCGTAAATCACCCCGCACCAAGGTATTCTGGTACTTCAAATCGAGGAAAATATCAGGTCTAATACGAGCAATCTCAAACATTGCCGCATTCAAAGCATCAACAATATCCTGATCGGCATAACGGAAGGGCGCAATCCTATCTTGCAACAAGTCGCGCACTCCCGCCACATAGTTACCAACCATAAGATACATAACTTACGGACCACCTTGAACAATAAGCGCCTGACCAAGAGCCTTGTTGTCGAGGACTTGATACCCATATACTTGCAACCCACGCAAAATCTGACCGAAAGTGCGTTCCGAGCGGATTGTTTCAACATTAGTCAACTGAGACGCGAACGTCAGACCATGTGCATGGCCAAAGTAAACCGGATATACACCCGCTGCTAGTCCCGCTGGAACACCGTTGGGAAGCAAGTTCGAAGCATAAATAGTAAACCGGTCTACTTGACCGAACCGCCCATTGCGCAGGATCGTAATCTGATCGCCAGACACAAACACTTCGCGTAGTTCCGACCGCTTGAGTTGGAACGTCGCCCATGTCGGCATGACTACCCATCGACCTGTCTCCGGAATATTTAGCTCATCAAGCGCTTGACCACCGCGCAAGATCACGTCGATAATTTCCACTTGACCAGCGGTAGGATTACGACCGACCGTAGCAAGAGGAGCACCCGACGTGCCAAGGTTGATGTTCGCTGAAATAGCGCCAGCCGTCAGACCTTGATTCGCCGAATTACCTGCACCGAGAATGCCGAGAAGAACATCGGTATCCACGGCAATTTTCATCTGTTCCGACGCATCATCGGCCCAGATTGACATATTATTGATGTCGGATTGTTTCTCGATCACGTCATCAAGGATAGTGGCGAAATACTTGCCTTCGTTGATTGTCAACTCCACAAAGCTGCCAACCGGGCGCTGAAGCGTCAGATCGCCATCAATGAGGTAATTATTAATCGTAATTGTCGGCTTAGTGCGAATCTTAACTCTATCGCCATAAGACTTGATTTCGCCCTCATAGTCCGTGTTAGAGATCGCGGCAAGAACAGTTGCCGCATAGAACTTCTCGATCAGCTTCCCCGACCAAATCTCGGGAATAAAGCCGGCTGCTACATAGTCTGTGCCAACGGTGCTACTACCACCGGGAGCGTAGATGATGGGACTGGTGGCTGCACCAGCAATACCGAGAGCCATTGTTGCACTCCGCTAAAGTTAGCGGATACGTCCTTCTTTAATCGCGTCTTGAATCTGGGCTTGGATAGCGGCGTATTCCTGATCTTTGCCTTTATACTTACCCAATGATACATCGCGATAAAATTCGGATATCTCCGCACGGTATACAAGCGGCTTCTCGGGGGGAACTTCTGTTTGCCCCGTCTTCGCTCTGCCCGGTGCCGCAAGCGAAACAAGGTCAAGTTCCTGGGTGGAGGCGTTACTCTCAAGAGTAACTGCCCCATTGCCTGGACCTTGCCCATTGCCCCTTCCGGGACCATAAGCAGCCTGATAGGCTAGGAAGCCTCTAAAGGCAGCGACAACCCGGCCTATTTGACCTTGCTGGAATGCCGCTGTCAGTAGCTCTTTGCGTGGGAACCCCGAAAGTTCATCCGGGTAGCTCAACCACTGTAAAAACTGAGGATCACTATTAATCTGTTCCCAATTGGGAATTTCTCTAGCCAACGTTTGAAAAAGCTGAGTTTGGTGGTCTTGGGCGACAGCATTTCGTACGCCACCCACTTGCCCCTTAACTTGGGCAAGTTCAGCCTGAAGCTGCGCCACAATCGGCTCGTAAGCCTCAGCGGCTGCTCGCTTCATAGTTTCAATCAATTCTGGACCATATTCTTTAATTTCAGCATCTGTTATTTTTCGTGCAAGACGAACATCACTTTGTCCAACCTGAGAAGCAGAAGGTGCATGCATCACAGCAATTGTACGCTGCATATCCTGAATTTGCTGCGCTAACTGCTTCTTTTCCTCTTCAGCACGGGTCAATCGACCCTGCGTTGATTCAAACTGGTGCTTATAATCAACTTCTGGCTCAGGTGTCGGTACAGGAGTGGCTGGAGTTGGCGCAGAACTGGCAACAACAGGATCAGGTGGATTTGGATTTTTCGGGTCAAACTTGGCAATAGTTACAGTTGATATAGGCGTCCCGCCATTGGGCTTGGGGGCATTCTGAGTGATCAACTCGTCAGAACGCGCAGCCGCACGCTTCACTGCTTCAGGAACTTTAACGTTCAAATCAGGCTTTGGCCTTTGACTTGCGTGCCCTTCTACACTCATCTGTTATTCGCTCCTGAAACCCTATTCATTAACATCTCAATATCACGAAAATCATTCCGCAAACTGACCATTCTACGGCTCATACCAGTCGATACCGCCAAACTTTCTGTTGATGTACCCGCTGCATGCTCCATCTCATCCACTGTATAGGCATTAAATGCAATATTAAATTCAGCCCACTCAGACGGGTTACGCTTAGCCAAGGCAAATGTCGCCTTGATAAACATATCCCGTGGCGCATCACCGGGCTTAATCATACACTTTACTCGCTAAACTCTATAATTCGCTACTGCGCGCGGACGCGAAATGTTATCCATCGGCTCACCACTATTGATCAGACTTTCGACCATTCTATCGGCTTTGACTTTTTTGGCATCTTGCTCTTTACAATATTCGTTCCGAACAATGCGAGAAGTGAAAGTTCCACCGGTGATGGTTGGCACCTTCCACAAGCCATCAAGCTGCTCACGCTTGCCACCTGCGCCATAATCACGGATACCATGATCAGTGTCACCCCACTTTTTGGTGGGTGCTTTTCGCTCACTCGCCTTATCCATCTCGCACCTCTAGCCTACTCTTAAGAGTAAGTCAAGTGTTAGCACTCGCCCATAGCCATCATAGCCGGATTACAGAACGGAATCACACGCTCACGATATCCACGATCTTCATACCCGTGATCTTCATATCCACGATCACGATATCCACGATCCATATATCCTCGGTCCATATGATGGTGATGACGATGGTATCGACCATAATCCCACTGTGCAAAAGTAGGCGTAGCTACCATAAGTAGCACAAACGCACAAGCAAGCGTTTTCATTATACTTCTCCTAGATTCCAGCAACTGCAATTGCATTAGCGATAGCATTAGCTAAAGTAGCTAGTGTATTATAGTTTGTCACCCAATTAGCCGCACTCAGCGTCGTTAATGTAACCCACGGCCCAATAGTCACACTACCCACAGATGTAATAGTGCGCCGAGTAATCAAGCTATTTAACGCCGTGCCATAGGCGTTCATCACCGACTGAAAGAAATCTGCCGGAACAACAGTTGTACCAGTTGGCGGCGGTGAAACAGCATTCTGCAAAGTGCCAGTTTCAGCCCTCATGATATCATTGATAGCAGTGCCCAAAGCATGTAACGCCTGAGCATAATTACCCGGCTCAACCCCGCCACCCTGCCCAATTAAGGGCGTAAACATGGAGGTTTGTCGAAACTTCGTTGGTGCGAGTGTCATGATTATAGTCCTATAACTGTAAGTGCATCACTTAATGAAATCGCTAAACTGGCCAGTTTATTGAAGTTCGACACCCAATTACCGGCAGTTAGCACCGTTCCACCTGATAACGCAACCCACGCCCCAATAGTAATTGACCCATTAACAGTGATCGATTGCCTAGTGCGGAGCGCATTAAGCGCTGTACCGTAGGCATTAAAAACCGAGTTGTATAAATCAGTCGGAACAGCAATTGTCACCGTCTGCGGCAACGACACACTATTTGAGAAATTACCAATTTCAGCCCGAAGTATATCGTTGATATAATTACCCAACGTATTAATCTGTTGGGCATAGTTACCTGGCTCCATACCAGCGCCAATTTGCACCAATAACGGGGGCGGCATTGGTTGAGGATATACAGTCGCCATTTTAGCCTCCTAGAGCTACCTTTACTGCGGTTGCATGCAAAAGCGCAACATTCAACGCTGGTTGAAACCCACTATAGTCCAAACTCAAATATGGCGTCGCATTAGGCACCGCAAGCGCCGCACGAGTATTACATGCATTCATTGCATTAATACAAGCATTGATATAAGTCAACCCACTAGGGGGAGTTGTTGCTTCCGCCGAACTTTGATCCGGCACAGCAATAGCAAATGTGTTTCCAGCACTTTGCTGAGCATTAATCTGATTGACATAGGTACATACCTGCATCAAAGCAGCTACCTTCTGACCTTCGTCAATGTCCACGAAAGCAGGTATGGTGACGGGGTATGCCATAACTTAGCCTTCCTGCGACTCCTTACCGGACATTCCCGGCGCTTTCTTCCCAGCATGCCCTTTGCCAAACATATGGTGATCACCACCTTTAGCCCACTCGCCAGAGCCACCATTCGACTCTTTACCGCTTGTACCAGAAACGGCAGCTTTCACTCCGCCCTTGCCGAACATATGACCATCCCCACCCTTAGGGAACTCGATGTGAGGGGCGCTTCCCCCCTCCTTACCCTTGCCAAACTTACCCATTAACTTTCTCCAATTTATCTATAACCACCTGCACCATGAACTCTAGATTTGACCTGACCACCTTTAGCATATTTCTCTGATACATCTTCTTTGTCGGATTTGTCGTTCTTCTTACCAAAAGGGCCAACCCCGCCCCCTTTTTCGTGCTTGGCGACTGCGCCGCCAGTTTCATGTTTTGAAACCTTACCCCCCTTCTTCATCCCACCGGGAGCGCCACCAGGAATTGGCGGCATAGGGCCACCCGCAAGCGGGTTTTTACCGGCCGATGGACCCATTGACGGTCCACCTGCGCCAGCGACGGCGGGCGACGTGCCCGGCATTTTAGTGCCAATACCACCCGGAGAAGTAGGCGGCTTCTTGCCAGGACCACCCATCTTCATCGAACCTGCTCCCATTCCACCGCGATTGCGCATTTAAGTTACTCTCCAGAGTAAGTTAGTGAGGACCACCCTGTATAGGTGGACCACCGCCAGCAGAGCGGTTCATAAGATTCAAAGCTGGCCCCTGCCCACCTGTCTGCCCTTGCGGTTGAGGGTTCGCTGCTGCGCCCGGTTGCGGGTTTGAGCCGCCAGCGGGGCCAGTAGGCGCAGGCGATTTGGCAGCAGGAGCTTGTCCCGGTTGGCCCCCCGGCTGACCACCTGGGCCAACTTGCGGACCCATTGCGTGGCCAACCATTTGCTGTTGCGCCGCCATTTCAGCGGCTTGTTTCTGTTGTTGGTCCATCGCCTCTGCGGAGGGAACCACGTTTTCACCGGGTATACCAATTTCCTTGGCCACCTCGCGTAGAACCTCCGCACGTCCCTTCGGACCAATGATCTGCATATCAATCGGGTTCGCAGTAAGTTGTAGGAACTCAAGCTGGCGGCTCCTCTGGGTTTCTCTTTGCATTGCAACTATGACGCCCAGGATACGTATCTTCTCCTCGCCTGTCAATATGCCAGACTTATCAGTGAGCATCACCATGTCGAATAGGCCCCCCAAAAGTCCCTGCATAATGTCGCGGTCGATATTTGACGCGACCGTTTGCAGGATTTTGGCTGAGTTCGACATCAAGAGTGAGAGTCCAGAAGCAGTTCGGCCTAAGCCCCCAGCGGGAGGGCTTCCGGTCATGAACTTTGGAATAGCCGAAATCTCGTCGGCAAGTGATGAAAAATTTGCATACACCTGAATCAGTTCCGGCGCTGTTGAGTTTGGCTGCCAAAAACTGATAGCCGGTTCCTGATTGTTCCCAAAGGGGTCGCTCTTTACGTGCCATCTTTTCCATGGATATAACTCATCGCCATTCTCCCCGTCGCCTAATCGGTCATCGTTGACCGTAACTTGTGGGCCAGATGCAATGGATAAATTATTAACGAGAGAGCGTAGCGTTGCATTCGCCACCGTTTGGATATCGGCAAGTAAGTCAGGTAATCCATTTCCCACCGGAGTACCCGGCACCTTTTCAAAAGAGGTAATGTAATACTGATGTCTTTTCCGTGGACTGGGGGTGAGTTGAACCTTAATAATGTGCCGTCCGATAAGCCATGCATTACAATGGTAATCCCTCAAAGGGTCAGGAATCAGTTTTTTATCGATGCCCATATCAAGTAGAGCTTGTCCCTGGGCATTTCCTTGAAATTCGAGGCAAGCAAGAAGTCCAGATTGATTAAATCTTGGATCTTCGCGAGATTCCAATACGGCTCGTTCAGCGTCGGTTGTATCCCAATTGTCAACGATACCTCCACGTCCATATTCGTCCAAAACCGCACGAACTTCATCAGGGATGTAACCAGGAAGATCGAGTAAGTCGTTGATATCCGCTCTTGTAAGCCTGGATCGCTGGACGATATTTGCGTCAGCAATATCCGATACTCCTGGGGTCCAGTATATGTCAAAAGGACTTACCCTTTCCCAACAGAGGATTGGTTTGTCTATAATTTGCGGTTTGCGCGTGACTCCTGCTGGAGCAGGCGGGCTTTGTCCACCACCTCCTGCCGATAGTCCTCCCAATGCTCCAATTCCTCCCATCCCTCCCGCACCTGCTGCTCCAGCGTTCGAGGAGGAAATGGGTGGTTGTCCGGGTGGTAGCGCGGGTCCAGATGGCGCGGGAGGTATGGGGGTGGATTTCCACTCAACCTTCGTTTTAATCCTAACCACCGGTCCCTTAATGCAGGCGTAAGGGAATAACGGGAGGTCAACAAGAAACTCAGCAAGGGCGTTATAAAACCCCCCTTCGGCCAAAAGTTCTTCAAGTTTATCCTCCGCAACGCTCGCCTGTTCAGCAGCTTTCCGTTTAGCTGTATCCCTAGCATCCTCGACCATAGCATCATATCTATCGCGCAACGCAGCCGGATCGGGTAAGGGCGGTATTGGGGGAGGAGGAGCAATCCCAATAGTCTGCCCATGCATAGATTGCATACCCAGGGGATTAGGTATACCCGATCCGTCTACGCCCGATGGACCTGTGAAACTAGAAGGTATCGCAGCGTCCACCTGTTCCGGCGTCATGCCTATACTAGCGCCATAGGCATGAGCGGCAATCACTCCTTGTATGTGCGCCTGTTGCTGCTGCAAGGCGTCAAAATGAGCTTTAACTTGCGCCTGAATCTGACCTTGCAGCGCTTGATCAAGCGCTTGCATAATCTCAGGCGGAATTGGAGGATCAGGGTCAGGCTCGATACCCCAGGGACGATCTGCACCAAGGTATACGTCCCTTAATAAGGATGAAGTGCCCCGGCACTTCATCGCGATCATACGCGAGTAAACCCTAGAACCGCCAAACCTCGCTATCTCTGCCGCTACATCTGGCTCATAAACGCCATCGAAAGCACGTAAAGCGCTGAGTAGACGGTTAGACCAGCCGCGACCAATAGTGTCACGATGACGACGCATAAGAATATACTGATCGGTAATAAACCCAGCCAGTGCGGAAGTAGGAACTGCGGCTTGGACAGTCGGAGCCGCCATCTGAGCGCGGGCCGCATCGCGTACCTGTTCAGCTTTAGCTAGGTCGGTTCCGCCGACAGCGCGTAATGCACCCGGTGGTCTGGCCAACTTACTCTCAAGAGTATCTTGACTTTTCGGAGAAACGCCCTATCATAAACAAGAAAGGTTGTCAACTATGGATAATCAGAAACCCGAAAAGCAAGTAATTACAACGCTCAACGTCAACCTTGAGGATGAAAACCGTCTTAGGTTTTTGGCGTTAGAATTGGCAAAAGGGATCGAGGAGCCGGAAATCATCCTAAAAAGACTCGGCTGGAACGAGGACGACTACGACGAAATCAAGCAATCGCGCGTATTCAAAGCAATGCTAAGAACCTATAGCGAGGAATGGCAAGGAGCTAGCAACACGCAAAAAAGAGTGCGGCTCAAATCAGCCGTGAATATCGAAGCTGCACTGCCAGATTTCTACACCGCGATGATCAACCCAAATGAACCACTCATGGCCAGGGTAAAGACGCTCGAAATACTCGGAAAGCTCGGTGGCCTGGGCGGGAGTGAAACTATCGCCGGTCAAAATGGCGTAGGGGGTAACGGGCAATACTTCAAACTCGAAATCCACATGGACCGCGACCGGCCCCCCATTATCATCGATGGCGGGACTTTGTCCCGAGTAGAAACCGGGGAACCGGCGCTCGGGCCTGCACCAGAGGGGGAACCTAATCTTACTCCTGAGAGTATCAAACTTGGACAAAGCACGCTCTCCTCTAGTTCTTTATCCCAAAGTTCTCTATTAAACGATGTCGAGTGGGAAGATTTAAGCGTAGATAACCTAAAAGAGGAACTAGAAAAAACCAGAAAACAATCGCAAAAACTAACCTTACCAGAATTCTTTGGCAAACCTGGAAAACCATTCATCCCCGAGGAGTAATCTTCGCCTCACCCTCCTCACGCATATCAAACGAATTATGTATCAACACGCCATCAACCACCTTTGGTTTACAAGGACAATAGTCGCCTCCAGTGTGCGGCATTAAGTCATCCTTCGGGATCAATTCTATAATCCGGTAAAGAACACCCTCATAAGTGAAAGTTTTCTCGAATATCTCCCAATTCTTTTGCTTTATATTTTTTTCCATTCTTCACGCTATCCCTCAAGTCCAGCCCATCGCGCTTATCGGCTGACGCGGTTTACGTTTGGTTTGTTGAGCTAGCACCCGCCCAACTACGAACTGGTAAGCGCCCACGCTACCCGCAACCAAGCACACATATTGCAAGTCATCGCATACATCCGACCATGGATGGATTTTACTCGGCACTGGCTTTTCTCTTGTTCCACCTCCGCCAACATCCGTCACATCGTACCGGTACTTACCATTCAATCCCTTGACAAGAACTGGACAACGTTGGCGATCAATAAGGATTGCTCCCGCTCCGTCAACCTGTCGAACGAAGAATGCTTCAACGGCTCGTAATCGGGGAGGTATATCGTTGGTAGGGGCGCGCTCGGCTGGTAGTCCCATGGATTTAATGAGATCGAAAGCGTTAAGCTCAAAGAGACTGTCCATGGCGATTCCGCTGGGATCTCCAACAACACCAATCGAACGGCCTCGGTATCGCTCTGAGGTAAGTACTGGTATAAGATTTTGTCTGACATGTTGCTCCAACCCTATTGATACACCCGCCACTTCCTCTAAAACAAGAAGTCGCCCTTTATGGTCCAGCTGACATATGAGGGACCAAGGGTTTCGTCCAAAGTCTTGGCCCACCAATAACATTCGTCCATAGATAGGTTCGAGACTTTCGACGGTGTGGAAGTCAAATCTAAACGACTCCGCAAATACTGCCGTACCTGACGGATCACGTCCGAACTCTGCTTTGACGAAACGTCGGATGTAATCAGCAGTTCCAACCGCCATAAGACGCTTGTAGTAGTTTTTCCCCTGTTCGTATCGTCTTGGATCATCCTCATCCATCTCCAACGTTTCAGGCGTCTGGTCGAGATGATTTAGATTCTCAGCTCCCGGAGTATCTCCACCAGGCTGTCGAAAAACTTGCCACTCGTTGGGAGGCTGTTGTATAAAATCCGCCCACGGTGTGTCCACAATAGGCATGTTAGTATCGGCAAAGATACCTCGCCAGCTACAAGCTCCAAACTCATTGTTAGGGTAACGTCCACATCGTCCTGCGATGTCTGATAAGAGGGAGATATCAATCTCACTAGATTCATTGACATAAGCTCCAGTTAGCTGGGTAGACAAAAGACGTTTTAGATCGTCCGGGTCTTCAAGCGGTACAAACATCCACTCACTAAAGATATCGCCAAAATCTATATAGAGCGTACTTTCTGAAACGCGCCAGTCAGACATTGCCCCAAACCACCCCCTGGCGTCCTTAAGAACGGTAGCTTTCGCATCTTTAAGAGTTTGTCGGATAACTGCGAAACGGGTGTAACGTCGTCCATCTTGTCCGGGTTCTTGCTGTCCCATACGACGTGCGAGTTCCACGAGGCATCCAGTGGTTTTACCAGAACCGACAGGTCCGCATAATAATCGACCAAAAGCGTCACTGTGCATAAATTGCATGATGGTGGGGGGAGCATAGTAAATAAATCCGGTTCTAACTGGTCCTTGAGTGCGCATGATTGATCGCCCATAAAGTTACTCCCGAGAGTATTCGGCGAGACGAAGATTATGTAGAATTTTTAAATCGCGCTTGTCAACTAGCTTCCCACATGTAGAACAAGGAATGCGAAGTTGCTCATTAGCAAGCGAAAGCGCACGTCGTAACTTCTTATTCTTTTCACGCTGCTTAGTTAGCTCAGCATTCAGATAGTCAATAATCTGGTTAGGACTGGCACAAGAGTCCGGTAGGATATCTTTATGGTGAGTGCGCGCATATTGTGCTTTAGTCTGGTAATCTTTCCTAGCGCGAAGCATCTCTGCTTGATCTTTAGAATGATTAGTGCGTTTCCACTTATCTATACAGGATTGGTAATAATGAAATGCTACAGTTCTTACTTCTTCGGGGTCAGCGTATTTGAGGGGCATGGGATTACCTCTGGTAAGTAGGTGCCTGCTTCGTCTGAATAGGTTTGGATAAACTTTATACATACTTCTTTAGGACCGTCCATACATAGACCCTGCTGCCCTAAGATGGCACAAAGAAGAACCAGTCCTGAGGGAGTTAACATCTATACTCCTAAAAAGACCCCGGATTTTAGGTCCGGAGTTAAAGTCAGGGAGGTTACGGTAGAATCTTCCTACGTGTTGAATTTATAACATAAATGTAAACGGGTGTCAAGTGAAATGTTTTATGGTCAAAAATTTTATGTGACCACCTAACGGCGCACCGCTGGTCCATGCCTTGGTCCACATGCCCATGGGGGTACTCCCTGAGAGTAACTTGGAAGAACGCCCCACGCTCTCGCGTATGGAGGATTGCTTCCTAGAGCGGACACCACAGAAGGATAACCGTGCGCGGCGTTTGGCAACGCCCGCGAGTTCGCGCCGTCACACCCCACCTTGTTACAAGGTGACGCGAAAGCAATGGGTCGGGCCGCGTGGGCTTTCAAAATAGGCAATAACGGGCAAAGTAAGTTTGCACGGTTGCACTAGGGCCTTTCGTGATCATGGGGAAACTCACACGGTGGCGTTGCAACTAGGCAAATTAGGATCACCCGGTGCGCGAGGGATTAAATCCGTACCTCGGAAAAGGCCATTGCCTACATTGTGAACTAGCAACTTGCAATGTAACACGTGATTAGGGCCAGGGCGAAAGCTCTGGCCTTACTCTCAAGAGTAAAAGTGTAAAAGAGTGTTAGAAAAGTGTAAAATGATGTGGATTATTGTAAATCCGACATTCTCTAACATTTTTCAGACGTTTTTGTAACATTATTTGCACCGAAAAAGAACCCTTAAGTCATTGATATATAATACTATAGTATATACTGATTAGAATAATGTTGAAAAATATGGTCATTTATAGCACTATATAGCGCAATTAAACATTATGGTGCGTGGCAGAATTAAGGCAATCACCATATCAAAGTAAATTAAATGATATTATAAACTCTAACACACTGCTACAAAAGCCCTTGTTGGAGTTTTGACATTCAGAACTCACATTTTGAGCAGTATCAAATACTTAGCCCATGAAATAATGCTAAAAAAACGTCCTATAAATGTCGGCCCATTGCAAGTTTACAATGGTAAAAGACTACATTTAATTGTCAACCCATAACATCGAAATAACACTTGACACATCACCAT